ATTAAATCGCCTTTAGCATCTATAATCGATGCTGATATACCTGCAGCGTCTCCAAAAAATAACGCAGCTGAATCGCTTACAAAATAGAGAGTACCTGCGCTGTATTGAGCCAGCGCTAAAGATGCAGAGGTATTTACTGTAGCTGTACCAGCTGTAATAGTTGCTGTACCTGCTCCTCTATTCTGAATTACTAGCGTATCTCCAGCATCAAAGAGTCCGCTATTGACAGTACAGGTAACAGATCCAGAGGTATTAAATTCTATGCGTGTGCCTTTATCCGCTGCCGCTAATGTGTAGTTAGCAGTCTTTACGCTAACGGTCTGGTTAAAATCGTTAGCTTGAAGCGAGTTAACCTGAGCTGCGGTAAGTACCTGCCCAGTGGTAAAGCTCTGTTTAGACATATATCTCCTTAGTAAGCGAGCGAGTCCTCGTCTAGTAGGCCATCTACTAGAGAGTCTAGCACGAAGCCACTCGCGAACGGTTGCGCGGTGGTAAAAGTAGTGTTAAACGAATTAGGGGTAATGTCGTAAGCTACGCCAGTAATTACGGTATCGCTCTCTACGTTACCACCTTGCAGTACCTGTATAACAGTAATCGGATCATAGACGTCTAGCTCTAAGGCTGCAGTAACGCGGTCTGGATCTGCGCCATCATATGCATCTAGGGTAAGAGCCTCTAGCCTTAAGTCTGCTCCTACCTCCTGGCGACTTGCAACGATCATAAGCGCTTGATTTAAGGCATCTGTATTAGTCTGCGCTATAGAGGTACGGTTACGGCTATGCTTAAAAAATGTATCTATGCTGTCGACGTTATTTACTGTCTGAGGCGTACCGCCAGTGCGTGTAACAGTGCAGCTATTTATAAGTCCAAAATCTGATAAATCAAAAGCTACTTTTTGATATGTAATAGTCCCTGGTAGACCTGTATCGCTAAAGACAGTAGCAGTACCGCCAGAGGCTGTAATTATGTCCTGCCTAGACTTAAAGGTAGCGTAGCCTTGCTGGTTTATATAAAAGGCTCCTAGATCCGTAGCCTCCACTGTCTGACAGGCTGCCAGAGCTGTCCTAGTAGTGCCTGTATCAGCCTGTACCGTCGTGGTACTGGTCGTAGATATAGCACGCATACCTCCAGGCCACTCAGCGGCGTCTAAGATACTAGTAATGCGCTGCGCTGTAGTCTGTCCAGCCGTACCGCCTGTAACAGTAGAGATAGATGCAAGGTTTAGTAACTGAAAACCATCGACGCAGTTTAGATCGACAAAGGCAGGGTCAAAGCCTGTAGGAGAGGTGTATTTCCAAGACTGTACATACATAGATCCTAAAGCGTATTCCTGACCTGCGAACGTACCTATAAAACGTATCTTACGCATCGGTAATATTTTTCCGTATAGTGGACTTAGCGTATTGGCAGGATTAAATAAACCTGTCTCATCTATTAAACGCAGTGCAGCGTTACCAGATGTAAAGCTGTCAGAGGTACGGTTATAAGCTCGTCTGATACCAGCTCGTATTACGTATTGGCTGACGTCTACAATTTCAGATGCGCTAGTACCTAATACAGACTGGTCTAGAGGTGTTGATGGATCATCTAATACTAGGCTAGGGTCAAAGTTAGCGCCGTTGCTAAAGTCGATTAGACAGGTAAATACCGCGCCTGTAGTCATTATTCAGCTATCAGTAAGCTATTACCTGAGCGCTGCGTAGCGTATACAGCATCGGTTACAGCTGCTACTAAGTCATTTTGAGCTACTACTGATCCCTGGACGTTTACATTTACTACTACAGGCTCAGAGCCTCTAGTATAAAAATTCTGCATAGCGGTATATCTATCGGCTGCTAGTTGATTAGTCATAGTGTTTTGTGCCGTTATGTCATTAGCCATACCCTGATAACGTGCGCCAGATAAATAATTGGTTAGCTGATTTTCTGCGGTAATTGTACGCGCCTGTAATTCGTAACGTGCAGTCGCTAGAGCATTGGCGTCTAAACCAGATGGTAGACCTGCTAAAAAATTAGCAGTAAGTGTATTTTGGTTAGCTATTATTTCTGTAATAGTGTCAATAATTGCGCTAGATCCTGTACCAGGCGTAGTAGGAAAACTTCCTATACTAGTACCAGTTCCAGTACCAGGCGCACCAGTGCCAGGAGAAATAACCGCTCCTGGTTGAAAATTGCCGCCGCCAGGTGTCGCAGTTGCTGTACCGCCTGCCCCTGGGACGTTAGGTACTGAAATAGTGGCGCCTATGCTTATCGTATACTTACCCTCGATAATTGCTTTTAGCTTCGCGATAATATCGTCTAGGTTATCGGTAAATTTAATCTCAGGTTTAAGAGCTGCTAAAGCATCTATAGAGGCTTTATCATTAGCAAAACCAGCGGTTTTTAATAGCTGTAAAACCTTTTCTAAATTCATAGCATCGTCATAACGTCCCTGAGTAGCTGCCTGCAGAGTCTTTATAGCGTCCTCGTCGGTCTGATAATCTGCAATTTTTAGCGCTGATAGTTGCAAGACACGATCTCTGTCTGTCTGTGAAAGCTGACGTCGTAACGCTGCCTGTAGGTTAATCGCGTCTATATCGAACTTAAACTGTATAGAATTACGTAATTTTTCAATATCTGCGCTGCGCTTCTTTTCTTGCGCTCTTTTTAATTCCTCACGTTTTAATCTTGCTACGTCTGCGGCTCTTTGTTTTGCTAAAACCGCTTCCCTTTCAGCTAGTTTTACTAATTTACCTTGCGACTCTAATTGCTTTGTGTAGGCATTAGCAGCTCGTACTCTAGCGTCTGTCTCTTTTTCTGCGGCTCTAGCTGCAGGCCCAAAAGGATCTAAACCTACTAACGCATCTAAAGCATCAAGCAAAAATCTAATTACAGGGTTACTAGCTAGAGCCTCTAATTTATTTTCTAACGTTAAGACAGCTGCCGCAGCCTTACCTAAAGCCTCTCCAATTTTTTCGCCTAGCTCTATCATCTTTTGTTGAGTCTGTTCAATAGATAATCCAGAGTCCTCTAAGCCTTTTATTAAACCTCTACCTATGGCTACCTGAGTCTCCTCAAAAGCTACTTTTAATTTATCTATCTTTTCTGCAAAAGTGTCAGCCTGTTTTACGCCAAATTCACCCTGTAAAGCTGTTAATACGTCTTGAAAGTTTTTACCCTCTAATTCAGCTTTCTCAAAGCCGATTCTTAATTTAACTAACGCATTAAAATCTCCTACAAAAGCTCGCGATAAAGCGTTAGTAACTTGCTCTAGCTCTAAGCCTTTACGCCCACTTATCTCGACTGCTAGACCTAATAATTTTTGAGCATCCGTTAAGGTGTAAGTAGTTTGAATTAATTTTTGTAGTGATGGTATTAATTTATCTTGCGATGTACCAGTAGCTAAAGCAAGGCTACGAGTAAAATCGGTAGCTAACGAGGTAGCAAAAGCTAGCCCTAAGGTGTTTAGCTCTGACTCTAATTTTCTAGTAGATCTTTCAAGCTCTGCGAATTGTTCAGTGGATTTCTTTACAAAAGCAACTACAGCGGTCGCGGTTAGGGCTACGCCTAAGGTGCGTCCGAATTTTTGTAGACTCTTTATCGATTTCTTAGTACTTTTATCAAGATCCTTAAAGCCTTTATCTTTAAGGCGCGTAATGAAATCAACCGCTACCTCTTTACGACCCATAACCATTAGCGGACACCTCTAACGAATTTTAGTAATCGCTGATCTATTACCTTAGCGATTTCATTTCTAACCTTATCGCCTAATATAGCCTCGGCCTTATAAATAAGGCGTTTTGGAGCGCCTGCCACTTTTGGAAAGAAAATTCTAAAGTCATCTTGAGCCTTATAGTTACGCGATACGCTTTTAGTCTTAGCCTGCGAGGTCTTTTTACCAGATCCTGCTAGCTCGTAAATAGCGCCGCCTGGCGTACTGTTAACTAGAGCTAGGGCTGCGACTGCTACTTTGTTATATCCAAAAGGCGTCTTATTAATGGTAGTGCGTCTAATCTTTATACCTCTAGCTACGATGGCAGGTTGCCAAGTCCAGCGTAGAGGATCTCTAGATCTATGTATTTTGTCATTTATCCAGGCAGGCGATGAGTAGTCTGGTGGCTGTTGCGCAAATACGTCTCTATCCTGGTACTGGATAGTGCCAGGGACAAAAGTTTTAGCTAATTGCTGCATAGGCTTTACGGCCTCACTTAATCCCTTATTAAAATCTTTTCTTAATTGAGGACTAATAGCCTTTAGCTCTCTTACTAATTTATCAAAGTCAGCGATAAGTATGGACTCACTAGCTCTAGCCACTACCGCCTCCTTTTCATCGTGCGCGGTGTGTTACGCGCCTGAGCCTGCTCTTGCAGTATAAACTTTATAGCTGCGTATATAGCAGGATCGCATTTTAGTAGCTCATTAGGTGAGATACTTGTTGCTACCGACACAGCTGCGATCTCCCATATGTCGCTGCGTCGGTCTATCCATTTTTTGAGTCAATAACGAAATCTACGTCTTTATACTGATTTAAGAAATCGTCATCGAGAGCGGCAGTAGTCTCACCTTTAGCTGTTATCAGATAATGAGCGAACCACCATAAATCGCTTTCGCGTTGCTCGTCGATTAGTCGCTTACGCCACCCAGTCTTAAAGTGACTCTCAAAAGCCACCTTAGCCGCTGGCGTAAGCTCGTAATTTACCTCTTTACCGTCTTTTTTAGTTACTTTAATTAATTGCGTAGCCATTTATGTCCCCTATTCTAGTTAATTAAGATGTAGTTTTAGTAAGAGCAGTTACTGGAAGTGTAATCGATGCAGTCATTGGCGCATCAATACTTCCGTTAATTGGCTGCCACTGTGCAACCAAAACAGACATAGAGTAGCGAGGGTTAGTCGCTGTTACAGTGCCTGAGACTGGAATTAGCTGGATGGCTAATTTTGTACCTAGTGCATCCTCAAAAATTGAGTTAACGCTAGATGCAGCAAAATCGTTAAACACCTCTAAAGTAACGCTAGGACGTTCAATACCACCGATTAAGTTTTGTACTGAGTCAGTCATAGCGGTAATTTCTACGGCGTCAATTTCTCGCGACAGGCTGACCGCGCTAACGAAAGTGGTAATAGTTGTAGTGCCTGCGACTACAGCTACTTTATTACCCATAAAGATCGCCATTTATTTCTCCTTTTATTTAGCCGATCAATTCGACATTATACCGATACGCAAGGTAATCGATACTAGCCACCTGTACAGATCCAGCGGTAGCGGATGTTACTCGCAGGGTTTGGACAGCGCCGCTAAGTGTTGCATCTGCCTCGATCGCGGCTTTTACCGAGGTAGAACCTGTTGACGCTAGATAACCGTCTAGCTTTGTCTGTCCAGCTGACTCGCTCATACGTCCTACAATTAAAAGTATTGTACAGGTAGCGTTATCAAAACCACGATTAAAGGTGGCGTCAAAATTGAGATCTAACTGACCTACTACTGCACCTGGGACGTTAACAGAGTCTGGAATATAATCGTAAGTCTTTAAGCCTGTAATAGTTGCTAGTCGCGCTTTTAGATTAGCACGTACTGTTGATGGAACCATTAAGCGACGACCTCTTTTTTATAAGCGCGTACCATCGCAGTAACGTCTCGACCTAGAGGACTCATACGTACAGCTCCTAGATCTCCTAGACCTAAGATGCCGCCTGGAGAGTCTTTACGCTTATATAAGTCAGCTGTAAGTATCTGGCAGGCTGTCTCTATGTCATCTGGAACGCTAGGCCATCCCCATCTAGCAGTAACCTCAACACCTGGACGTAGACCGTTACTAAAGAGTCCAGGAAATATAGGCCAGACAAAAGTAGTGTTAACCATTGTCAGCTGAGTAAAAGGCCTACCTAAAGACGAGGCAGTAAGAGGATCTAATAAGAAATCTGTATCTACTGTTAGCGTCGTCTCAAAGACGCCATCTCCATCGTCGTCTATCTTTACTACGAGACTGCTAGCCGTTCCAATATCATCGACGTAAGTAAATAGCTCACTGTAAGCGCGATACTTACGCGCTGAGGCAGTGCTATCTAAATAAAAACGTCTATTAGCTATGCGATCAATACTGCGAGAGGCAGACTCAATAAGTGACTCTAATAATGTATCGTCTGAGCTATCTGCAATACTTAAAAAAGTTTTCATCGCGTTAAGCGTCGTGTAACCGTTAGTTATAGCCATCCAGGAGCCTCATCGTCAATAGGGACAGGTATTTTCGAGAATAGGTCATTACCAAAGTGTTTTCTAATATCACTCATAGCACGCCCCTTAGATCCTGGATGGTTATAACCACTGGGAGGCCGTAGCCCCCCAGATGGTTTTCTTAGCATTAGAAGCTAGGAGCCTGTAATCCAGTTCCGTTAATCTGTGCAAACGCTTTTGGATACCTTAAAGAAGTGTAGGCGAACATACCGTACATAACGATATTTAGCGCGACCTTTCCATTTGGTTCCTCGAACGTAACGTATGTCGGACTACCAGTCTCCTCGAATAGGTGAGACTCGTTGAGGTCGACAATGTGGATAGTGTCTTGGTTTGTACCAGTTCCAGCTGCAGTAGTGATATTTGCGTCTGTGATAACTGGTAAACCGAGAATTGAATAACCTGAGTTATTACCGTAGTTAGGGTATCCCTCACCTGAGCCGATGGCATTTACAGGATTATACGCAGTCGGTACGACTAGCGGACGACTCTGACCATCAAGACCAGCAAGTAGGAAGCCTAGACGACGTGGATGCATAATAATCGCGTTAGGCGATGCGTAGATATTGCTCTGAATTTGTTGGATAGCGTCTGCAAGTTTTGGATAGAGACCTGCGACTGTACCAGTGGTAGCAGTGTAAGTAACTAGGATTCCTGTAGTCATATTTTGGATACCTAGAGGCTGTCCATTTGATCCACTGCCGTTTAGTAGCAGATTATCTAGCTCTGTGTGATATGCACGCATTAAGTCAGTTAATACGATGGACTCTAAGTTATATCCACGTAGTAGAGCTTGCTTGGATACGCTGTTTTGTCCAGCGACAGTATTTACGTTAATTGTAAGTGTGCTGTCTTGCGGATCTGTAGATACCGCTGCTGTGTTTTGCGAGGTTTGAGCTGCGACGCCTGTACCAGTGCCAATAAGAGATAGCACGACTGACATACCCTGCGGCGGCAAAGTGTGACGACGTGACGCATCTGCGAACGGACGACCAGCGCGTAGCTTAGGTGCATACAGATCTACTAGATACTGTGGTACTACTAAACCGCCAAAATTGGAAGTTCCAGCTGCGCGATACTCTACGTTCATTTCTTGCTGGTGGCGACGGATACGATCCGCTGCATCTACGTCAGTGTTGAAATGAGCCTTGACAGCATCACTAAGGAAGCTGTACTCGCTGCGCTGTGAATATGTAATAGGTTCGCTAACTACTTTAATAGCCTCGCGCTTTTCGCTAGCTGGCTTTGTGCTATCTACCTTAGCGGCTAGATCTGCAGCCTTAGCGTTACGTAGTTCCATATCTGACATCTGCTCAATTCTTTCATCGAGCTTCTTTACTTCAAGATTAAGAGCTTCAATATTAGCTAGCTCTACCTCTGTTACGTCGCGAGTTTCCTCAGCGGCGCGGTCTACGATCGTCTGGATCATAGAGGTTTTGGTCTCGCGCTTTTCGCGTAGACCATCTAAAAAGTTATTTCCCACGTTTTACTCTCCTAGAATAAAAGTTAATTATTTGTCGTAGAGGTGTCGATCTATAACGTGGCGAGGTGTCGCATAACGCGAGGTGTCGCACCTGTTAAATCGAGGTGTCTTACTCTCCTAATATCTTACTATATTTTGCGTAAAAGTTTTAATATAGCTAAAGCCTGTACCGTTCGCGTTTTACTATTTTGCGCCGTTGGCTCCCAGGCATTACAGTAAAAATTAGCCGCTATCTGGTCATCCCATTTAATACAGTATCCCTCTACGTTAAAACCGCAGTTACCGCAGTTACGACCCTCTGGGACGTCTGCACTGTCGGCAGGTCTGTAATTATCAGGTAAAGCTCTTTCGCCGTATTCAGCTATATTTACCGCTGCTAATTGATCCTGCGCCTGAGCCTCTGTCCTATGACAGCCTATAACCTCGTTATTGGAGTCTTTGACGACTGCGTAACCATCACAGTCAGGATGATTATTTACGATGCTGTATGGCATCTAAAATCGCCTTAGCTGCGTCGAGTCGAGGTGTGCCTACTGGCTCCTGAGAGCGTACGCCGTTAACGGTTGCTA